TAAAATCTGTAGAATCGCCCGGGTCATCTTGGGCGCCCATGAATTTCTCGAAGTTGTCCCAGAGTAAGCGTTTCGGGACCGCAAAGAAGTGTACGCTCATAACCGCATTATCAAGGACGGGAAAAAGAGGAGTAGCCATCCTAGCGAAGACTGAGGCGTCCATTTTGAACGTATCGCCGGGAAGGCACTCGTCAACATAGATTGGATATAGGATTCCTGCATCCATGCACGTCTTGTGAGTATGAGATCGGTTAAAGCTCGACCGTTGAATATCTGCCGCTGGAACCTCTGCAAAATTGTGTTGTTTTGGAGATTTCCGTTTCTGCATTTTGTAGCTCATTATTTTTTCCTTTTTTTGGGTGTTGTGTCAGTTGGCCTTTAGAGTATCAAGAATTTGGTAAGGCCAACTACTCCGCCGGAGGCGGATCGACAGGTTCGACAGCTGGTGCTGGTTCTGGGGTTTCAGGAAGCTCATGGATTGATTTCAATCCTATTTCTGCTAGAGCTTCGATTATTTCCGGGTCTGGATCGCTGAGTGCGTCCAATAGATTTTTTGGATCGTTATTGAAGGCTTCGCGTTGATCTGCTGTAAGCGTTGCGAATTCCTCATTGATTTGTGCGATTTTGATATTTGTATCTTCAAAATCAGCACCGCTGGAGAAATCACCGAATATTGCTTGGCGGTTTGGGTTCACTTGCGCTGGGTTTACCAGCGTTCCGCTTATTTTTGATCGTCGGATGATTTCATTGATATCTGAGATATCCGTCGGGTCTTTTACGACGCGACTTGGTCCGCATGCGACCTTAGGACGCTTGCGCGGTTTCGGAGTTGTTTTTGGAGTTGGCATGTTCATTCCTTATGTTGATGATTTTGATGATAGTTTCCAGTTTCTTGCGAATCTGGTTGTCTGTTTTTTCCATTAGTTGTGCTAATGGTGTGAGTTCTTCTGGTGAGCAGATATGCATCTGCTTTTTTCCCTCTACTTGGAATAGAGGAAGTTTTGAATTTGTGATGATATCGACCAGCTCGGGGGGAGGGTCGAGTTCTGATTGAGATGCTTTATTGAGTAGCATCTGAGTTGAGGCGAGCATGAATATTGCCTCATGTAGCCTTGCGGCTTTGAAGTGATTAGTACCTTGACGGTACATTTGAGACTCAGGAACAGGCGACTTGCTTTCTGCAATCGGTCCCTGAGTCATTGGTGTATGGTTTGGATGTTGTGTTGTTGTTGTGTTATTTTTTGGGGATTGCATCCCCTTGCCCCCGCTTTGCTTGTCCTCTGGCGAGGTTGTGTGCTTGTCCTCTGGTGAGGTTGTGTGAGCTGTTTCCATTGTTTTTCTCCGTATTTGTGCTGCCGGCTGCCCGCCGGCTAGGTTTTAGCATCGAACAGTTCCCCTTGCTCCTGTATTTGTGGAATGTCGATATACGATACTTCGTTTCTGAACGTGTTTATGAATCCTGATCCGCAGTCCGCTACGATATCGGTTTTTTGGGGTTTCCCATATCGGGCTAGCCTGACCTGGGTACCCCCAGTAAGTTTTTGATTGTCGTATTTGATCCACATTATTTGATGTTATCGAGTATGAGGTGAATGACTTTGTCGGCAATGGCGAGAGCGCCAATGATATTGAAGTAGATGTTGCCGAGTAGGTTTCTAATGTTCTGCATCTTCGTAGTCCCTTATTGCCTGATTTTGATTGATTATTGATTCTCGAGCTATTCCTTGCATATCCTGTTGATGTTTGTCGAGATTGTTTTTTCGATAGACCCGGCGAGCGTGTTTTATTTCCTTGTACCAGCCGGGATAATTAGCTTCGAGCCACTTGTCGTATGCTCTGGGAGGCTTGTAGTTACGTCCATCTAGACGGAGCATGTCGTGTTTGTAAATTTGGATCCAATTTTTTTCTAGAAATGGTATGCCGAGACCGGGATTTCTTGATGCGTTATTGTATGGCGCTACCGCGTCAGGTTTGTTTTTAGGTTTCTTATTGATATATTTTGCAACGTACTGAGAGCTTGCCAGCGTGACGTTGCCTATGGGTGCAAATCCCTTGCCCCATATTTTGTGAAGTTGTGCGGAGTTGTAGAGTATATCTCCGTTTTTTGTGATTCTGTATAATTTGAGATCGGGAAATTGGTACCCGAACAGAAGAAGGTGATAGTGCGGGCGTTCTTTTTTTTCTCCATATTCGCCGCACATTAGATAGCGAATTTTCTTTGGCTCGCAATGTTGTCTGAGCCTTTTCATGAATAGTGTGAAGTCCTCTGGTTTGAGACTACCAGCTGGGGGAAGATGTTTATCGTTATAGCTTAGAGTGATGAAGCTGTTTTGATCGTTTAGCAATGCTTCGTGCATTGCTCTTATGCCCCAGCTTTGGGTTCTTTGTTTGTGACAGCCAGCGCATTTTCCGCATGGTACTGTCATTTCCATTTTCATATTAGCTTTAGAACCAGAAAAGACCACCGGATACTTCCCGGTGGTCTTGTTTTGTGTCTTTGATTTCCACCCTTGTAGTGGATTATTGCAAGCCATTAGAGGCGAATGCCGCCGCGTTTGGGCTTGCTCTGGGTAGAATTACGCTTATTGGTGCGTGTTCCACGGTTGAATGACCGTTTTGATGCTTTCCTGCTCATTTTATGCTTTCTCATTTGAGGATGTATCCTTTCGTGTTGATGTAGTCTGTAGGTTTAGGCCAATCGGGATCTGGCTTGCGTTTTTCTTTTGCTGTTTTTGGCGTTCCGACTGGCCGGCGTCTATTTTTCTCGGCGGCGGCTCTGGCCGCATCTCTAGCGGTTGTCGCTACGCCTAACGCTCCCGATGCCTTATCGGATAGACCATGTTGTTTTCCGGTTACCGCTGGGACGTAAATATCCTTATTTCGATCCCAATTTTCTTGTATATCTTGACTTTGTTTTGCCGCATTGGAGTTAATGATTGCTTGCGCTCTAGCACTTGACGCAGAGAGAGCGCCTTGCGCGCCTTGTAAGGCCGCTTTAGCTGAGTTGCCTATCTGAGGAAGTTGTGAGCTTCCTGTAGACGCTCCAGTTCCTCCGGTTGCACTCAATATCGGATTTAAGCCCGCGGCTCTTAAATCGGCCACTTCGCGCCTATGAGCTGTATCGCTCATTCCTTTTTGCCAGTCTCTTTGGTGTTTTGCCTCCCGTCTGTTTGCGTGATTCTGCTTTGATTGTCCTAGAGCTGAAGATACAGCACCTATTCCAGCTCCTATGACCGTTCCGACTCCGGGCGCTATTAGCGAACCGCCGGCGGCTCCGTTTAGCATGCTTGATCTATCTGGCGTACTCATAATTCTCCTTTAAAGCTTGAAGCGCCTTACGGGCGCTAATCGTTACTGCTTAGAAGTGATCGATTAGACCCGGCACGGAGTAAACCGGCATCGGGCGATCACATATCAGGTTAAAGTACATATCTACTATGAACTGGGGCTCGCTTTGTACCGCGATAACTCGATCAATCGGGGGATTTTCCTCGATAAAGTCAGAGCTAAGTGTCGGGAGGCTGGCGAACTCTTGAGAGTAGTGCCACGCGTCGAGAGAATTCGCCGCTGTAGATCGCATGATTGAGCTAATGCGAGAAGGATAATATCTGTATTCGGCGAACCTTTCCTGATAGCCGAAAGTCTCGTCATCTGCCGCTGAATTGTCTGCATAGATCTCCTTGTTGAGTACTTCCTGTTCACCCAGATGTGAGAGAGCTGGGAAGTAATTGTCGAATCGTGTTCTCCGTGAGAACATACGATTTAAGCCCTGCTGGTATGTCAAATCGCAGGTAATACATGCGAGACCCATGACGATCATGTCCTCTGTAAAGGATTTATTGAATCCCATGCCTGAACCAGCGATTGTTCCTACTCCGCTGAGATCTCCAATATTACCGGTAGAAGCCAAAATGTCAGTTCCTGCCGTATTGGCGACCGGGTTAATTGAAAGATTGATCTTTCCACCTCCCAAAAATTCGGACCGCTGGAGCCTTGCGTCTGGACTCGTTACGTTGAAGTGAGCCTTGACAGCTTCGATGTATCTAGTACCTCCGCGAGCATCTCGCTCATACATTCTTTGAAGCTGAAATGCCATGCGGAGCGAGTTAATTGTCGCCGCTGTAGCATTGCTAAGGTCCGCTGTATATGACCCGTTGAGATCTATGATACGGGCGCCCGTATAGGTTCCTTCGGTTAATGTATTTGCCGCATTGTGTCCAAGTGTTTCATTGGTCCCAGTTCCACTACCGCCAATTTGCTTGACGTTATGCGAAATTGAAGTGTTTTGAACCAAGGGAGCGCTTGTACCCAGCGGAAGATCTACCGCTGGACCTTTTTGTGCAAATGGCAGACACGATGTAAAATAATCGTGACGCTTGCCACGCTTTTGAAGCCTATCTACATTAATCGGGTCGGGTCCATCATCTAGAGGAACGTCTAAGCTGTCTTGCAAATTCTCGTCCCTGTACCACTCATTCCAGATTTTCGGGTATGCTCTATGCCACCAAGCATTTACATTCTTGTTGTAGCCTAATGGTATGCCGATAAAATCCTCAAAGGAGTTAACGGCAACCCCTGCTTGTGACATAAGAACTTCTGGTATGTTGAAATCTGTAGAATCGCCCGGGTCATCTTGGGCGCCCATGAATTTCTCGAAGTTGTCCCAGAGTAAGCGTTTCGGGACCGCAAAGAAGTGTACGCTCAT